AGCGCGATGCCCGATTTGCCAAGATTTCGGGTGAGCGCCGCCACAGAACCGGCCCGCTACCCTGGAACCAACCACCCCGACCCGACGGGGCACAACAGACAGGAGGGCAGATGTCAGCATCACCCGCAACCGCCGCAGCCCAGATGGAGTACTGGGCCACCTGCGGCCCCGGAAAACCCCAAGGAGGTGACTACAGCGTCGGCTACTCGCAGCCCGACCGGTGGATGGCATACGAACGATCCACAGACCTCGGCTGGCTCACCGCAGACGCCAACATGGACTGCTCCGCTGGCGTCGCAGCGGCCTGGAACTTCGCTTTCCACGCCGACGGAGAACCCTGGAACTCGTCCACCATGTTCCCCCGGGACACGTACACCGGCAACATCCGTGGCTACGCCGTCTCTCGCGGCTTCGAGGACGTCCACTGGGACGACAGCAGCCTCTACCCCGACGGCGGCCTCCAGCTCGGCGACCTGATCCTCTCTGAAGCGGCCTCCGGCGGCGCCGGCCACGTCGCTATGGTCACCAAGAACGGCCTGTCCGAAGCCTGGATCGCCGAGGACGGGTCCATCGACGGGTACATCGGCGACCAGACCGGCTCCGAGTGCCGGTGCGTGTCCTACGAAGGGCACCTGTACACGCAGACGGCCCGATGGACGCACTGTCTCCGCTACCTTGGTGGCACAGCAGCCCCGGCACCGCAGGCGCAGGAGCAGTCCCGTGCCTCACATGACGGGTACGAGCTGTCCTCCGTGCAGAAGGCCGTTCTCCGCGCCGCAGACAACGTCGGCTGCCCCTGGTGGGCTGCGCTCGCGGCCCTGTGGATGGAAACCGGCGAATACGGGGCGAACATCTTCGGTCACGACGCCGGCGGCGCCTACTGTGGTGGCGGTGAAGTCACCGAAGCTAAGTTCCGTGACTTCTACGCGCAGATCAGCGCTGGGGCCACGTCCAACGGGGTCGGGCCGTTGCAGGTCACCTACCCCGGCTACTTCTTCAACGACCCCGACCGGGCCTGGTGGGACCCTGAAAAGTCCGCCGAGATCGGTTGCGGCATCATCCGGGACCTCATCAACGCGGAAGGTGACTCGTACGAGGACCTGAAGCGTGTCGGGTCCCGCTACAATTCGGGTAGCGCGTACGGCGCTTACGAGGCGTACGGCGAACCCTTCAGCGACCGGTGCAGGTCGTGGTACAACTACGGGCGCCCCAACGGCGCAGGACAGGAGGCATGGGAAATGGCTGAAGGCGTTGACCTTCTCAGGGAGATCAGGGACCTGTTCAGGTCCGGGCAGGCGGGCGATCACTTCGCCGGTGACATGAACTGGTACGCGAAGGCGACCTACGAGGAAGCCCGGGCGATCCACGCCTCGGTCGACAAGGTCCTCGACGCGTTGACCCCCGGCCAGGAGGGCGTCAAGTCTGCGGGTGCGATCTACGGCGCTGTCAACGACATCCGCGCCGCCGTGAAGGCCGCCGACACTGAGCGGCCCGACGCTGCGAAGTGAACCCCCACATCGTCCCGTGCGCCGCCCATTGGTTCGCTGCTGCGGCGATCCTGGGCGCGTACTGGGCCGGGCGGCTAGAAGGCCGTCAAGAAACAACAGAGGAGAAAGATGAACCTGACTGCTGAGCAGAGTGCGACCCTGACCGCGGTGGCTGCTGTTGCGTGGCCTTTCGTTCAGGCGGCCCTGGACAAGCCGTACTGGACCGCGGGGAAGCGTCGCGCCCTGACCCTGGCTGCGGTTGTTCTGATCGCTGCGGGCACGTGGTTCGTGGGCGCCTACCCGGCGACCGCTGAGGCTGCTGTCACCCAGCTTCTGTCTGTTGCTGGCCTTGTTCTCGGGGCCTTCAACATCCTGAAGAGCGTGAAGATCAACGGCATCTCGATCCTGGACTGGGCGGGCATTGTCACCCCCGGCGGCGTCACCCTGCGTGGCGGCGGCGAGGGCAAGCACAAGGCCTGACCTGTCCGACCTGTAGCGGATACCCCGTCAGTTCCGGCCGGCTGGCGGGGTATCCTTGTGCCCAGACCGCAAACGTTAGGAGTTTTCTCGTGGCACGTCTTACATCCGCTAGGCGCCTGCGCAAAGAAGTGATGGACGAGTGGGATCTGTCGCCCGTCGAGGTGCGGATCCTGGACGACATGTGCCACGAGGCTGAGTTGATCTCCCGGATGGCGAAGGAGTTGGACGGCGGTGACCTGCTGACGGTTGGTTCGACCGGTCAGATGCGGCCGAACCCGCTGCTCGCTGAGATCCGCCAGCACCGGGCTGTGATGGCTTCCCTTGCGAAGGCGTTGCGCCTTCAGGATGACACGGACGAGGCTCGCCTGGCCCGGTCTGAGCATGCCGCGACGGCCGCTGCCGGGCGGTGGGGGCTGACGCATGGCACGTCGGCGTAACAGCACGCCGGCCGAAGCCAGCGAATGGGACGAGACTGAATGGCCGGCAATCAAAGCGTGGTATAAGGAGCGGCTTTCCGCCCCCGCAGCCATGCCGGACTGTGCGTGGCCGCCGGTCGCGCACGGCCCCGTGTGGACCATCGAGGACGGCCGGTGGCTGCTGCCTGACAGCACGGTCGGCTGGGACGTGCTCGCCTGGGCGTCCTCGTCCCTGGTCGGCCCCGGCGGCGGTGCGTGGACGTTCACCCCGGAACAGGCCCGGTTCATCCTCTGGTACTACGCCGTAGACGCCGACGGCATGTTCCTAGCCCCCACCGTCGTCCTGCAGCGGTGCAAAGGGTGGGGTAAAGATCCGTTAGCTGGGGTGATCGCCCTGAACGCGCTCCTTGGCCCCTCTCTGCCGGCATCCACGCCCCGCGGCGTCCGCGGCAGGCGCGAACAGACCCCGTGGATCCGCCTGCTCGCCGTGTCGCAGCAGCAGACCGAGAACACGATGGGCGCGATCCGGGCGATTGCCCCAGCCCAGGTGCAGTCCGAGCTCGGTATCCGCGTCATTTCCACGTACGTGCGGCCCACGGACGGCTCTCCGGGGTTCATCACCGCGATCACGTCGAACCCGGATGCCGCGGAGGGATCCCGCGCGACCCTGACGATCTGCAACGAGACGCAGAACTGGACGCAGTCCAACGCTGGCGTCGCAATGATGGGCGTCGTGCGAGGTGACGCCGCGAAGTCGCCGCCCGACCGGCAGGCGCGCGTGCTTCACATCTGCAACGCGGCCCGCGTCGGCGTGGAATCTGTCGGCCTTGCCACCAGGGAAGCGTGGGAGCAGTCTCAGGCCGGGAAGATCCGCTCCTACGGGCTCATGTACGACACCCTCGAAGCTCCACCGCAGGCGCCGCTCACCGCGGATGACGCCCCCGAGGTCGTGAAAGGCGTGCGAGGTGACGCCACCTGGCTGTCCCCCGACCGGATCGTCCAGGACGTCCTCGACCCGGAAACCCCGCCGTCAGAGTCCAGGCGAAAGTGGTACAACCAAGTCACTGCCGCCGAGGATGCGTGGGTCACCCGGGAAGAGTGGGACGCCTGCCGCGACCCGGAGCTGCCCGCCCTTGACCCCGAGGACGAGCTTGTCCTGTTCTTCGACGGCGGTAAGTCGGACGACGCGACCGCTTTCGTGGGCTGCCGCATCTCCGACGGCGCTGTGTTCCCGCTCGGCGTGTGGCAGCGGCCGCCCGACGCCCGCGCCCATGGGTGGATCGCCCCCCGCGAAGAAATCGACCAGCGTGTCCGCGACATCCTCGACCACAACAACGTTGTCGCCCTCTGGTGCGACCCGTCCCACGCCAAGGATGATGAAACCATGGTCGCGTTCTGGGACGGCATCATTGACGGCTGGCACCGTGACTACCGGAGGAAGCTTCGCATGCCCGCCAGCAGGCAGCACGCCACCCGGTGGGACATGTCCGACCCGTCCCACGTGTCCCGATTCGTCCGCGGCGTCAACCGCGTCTACGCGGACATCGAGGCCGGCGGCCTCCTCCACGACGGTGACGCCCGCCTCCGCGCGCACGTCCTCCATGCCCGCCGCGTCCCCTCCAAGTGGGGGCCCAGCATCGCGAAAAACCACCGCGAATCCCGCAAAAAGATCGACCTCGCCGTCGCCATGGTCGGTGCCCGTATAATGCGGGAGGAATACAGAAACAGTCGCCGCAGAGGGCGCGGAAAGGTATGGTGACCGCCCATGAGTGACCGCCCCTGGGAGAAGCTCGCCGAGGACACCGCAGAGAAGCGGTGGGAAGCTCAGCAGCGCCAAGAAGACCTTGTGCCCGGGTCGACCACACCCGGCATCGGCGCGCCGCTCGCGACCGTTGACGGCGGCGGGAAGACCGCTGACCAGCGGCGCCTGCGCGCGCTCGCGCTCGGCCCGACCCTCGCCCTGCTCGTGGACACGCTCGGCCGTCAGATCATCGCTGACGGCGTCACCCGCACCGCCGACCAGCAAGGCGACCTCGCGGCCCTGTGGGCGCCATGGGAACACGCCGGCATGCCCACCAGGCAGACCGGCCTATGGAAAGCCGCCCTCACCGACGGGGAAGCGTTCGTGCTGGTCGCCCCGAACGGCACCGAAGCGAAACTCGAAGCCGCGTCCGTGGCCCGCGTCGGCGTGGACTGGGGAGACGACCCCACCGCCGACTGGCCCGCCCGCGCCGTATTCCTCACCAAAGGCGGCCGCCCCACCCTGTACGTCACCGACCAGGATCTGATCCGCATCGACCGGAACGGCAGCCCCTACGAAGTCGTCCACCACGGCCTCGGATACGCCCCGGTCGCCCGGTTCGCCCCGTACCTGTCCATCGACGGGGACGCCGAGTCGCTCGTCGACCGGCTGCGAATCCCCGCCCGCCGGTACATCAAGACCGTCCACGACAGGCTCCTCATCCAGCACTCCAACTCCTGGCGGGTGAAGACCGTCACCGGCCTGGACGACCCTGGCAGCATCGAGGACGCCGAACGGATGAAGGCGCACCTGTCGAACTCGTCGATCCTTACGGGTGGCGACGGTGTCCAGTTCGGGTCCCTGCCCGAGACCAGCATGCAGTCCGTCCTCGACGCGGAACGCGCCGACCTCGGCACTCTCGCCGCGCTCGCTTCCGTCCCGTCATGGACGCTGTCCGGCTCGCAGCTCGTGAACTTGTCCGCCGACGCGCTCGCTGAGGCGAAGTCCGCAGAGCGGGCGCACATCACCGCGATCCAGCGCGCCCTCGGCCGCCCGCTCCTGAACGTGCTCCGCGCTTCCGCGCAACTGGAGCGTCGCCTCAGCGACGCGAACGACTACACGCTCCGCGTTGACTGGCGCGACACTGAGGCGCGGTCCCTGTCGCAGGCCGCGGACGCCCTCGGAAAACTGTCCCAGTCGCTCGGCGTGCCCGCCCAGCTGCTGTGGCAGCGGATCCCCGGCGTGTCGCCAGCTGAGGCGCAGGAATGGCAGGAATACGCGGACGCCCACCCGTCCGAGCTGGAAGCGTACGCCCGGGCTCTCACCGCTGACGGTGAAGGCACTCCGCCCGTTGAGGAGTCCTGACCGGTGGCTCTCACCACCGTCGGGGCGGCCCTCACCGCCGGATACCAGCGGCACATCTCCGCGACGGCGGCCGCCACCGGCCTGGCCGTGGCCGACGCCATGGACGACATCGACCCGGACGACATCGGCGGCGCCCACCAGTACGCGGTGAAGAAAGCCGCCGACGCCATCCAAGCCGGCACGCGGCAGGGGCGGGCCCTGACCGCCCAGTACCTCAACCGGTACGCCCGCGCCGAAGGCATCGACCTGCCGTCACTGCCCGCGGTCAAGCCGGTCGGCCGCCGCGACGCCGTACGCACCGCGTTCTACTCCGGCCCCGTCCGAGCCAAGACCCTCATCCGCCGCGGCATCAGCGGCGAACAAGCCGTCGCCGAGATGCGCAGCTGGGCCGCCCAGTGGGGCCGCACCCAAGTCGAGTCCACATCCCGCGACTACGTCATCCAGTCCGCGAGACGCACGCGCCTGAAGTGCAGGCGCGTCACCGTCGGGAAAACCTGCGCGTTCTGCTCCATGCTCGCCGCCCGCGGCCCCGTCTACACCGAAGACACCGTCACATTCCGAGCGCACCGTTGCTGCGACTGCACCTGGGAGATCTGCAAGGAAACCCCCAACGAATGGCTGAAGCATTCGGCCACGGCGCACGAGCTGCGCGTCAACGCCGCCTACCAGGAAGCCGCCGCGAACATCCACGCATCCGGCGAAGCCCTGTCCGGGCGTCCCGGCCGGCGCAACATCACCATGGAAATGCGGCGCGTCGCCCCGGAGCTGTTCTCCGACGGTTGGAAGACCCGTTGATATATACTGCACGCAGCACACCAAAAGGAGGAGCTAATGGCCGATTCGAAGCCTCGCCCGGACGCCTCCGCGTCCGCGGCGTCCACCGACAGCGACGCCAAGGCCGACCCGAAGTCGGTGACAGGCGTCGAGGAGCCCGCTAGCAAGCCCGAGGAGGCCGCCCCGGAGCAGCCCGCCGACAACGACGCGGACAAGCCCGCCGAGGGCGCCCCCGAAGGCGACGCTTCCGCGAAGCCTGCTGACGCCCCCGAGGCCGCCCCGGCCGACACGGGAGACGCAGAGCCTGCCCCGCAGGTCCCCGCTGAGGAGGCCGCCCCGGATCAGCCCGCCGTCGACTACAAGGCCCTCGCCGAAGCGGCCCGCGCCGAGCTTGACAACCTGAAGGCGAAGCTCGCCACCCAGGAGTCCCTCAAGGCCGCCGGCCTCACCCCCGAGCTCGCCGACTACGTCACCCTCAACACCCCCGAGGATGCCCAGAAGCTCGCCACGATCATCGCCCCCCGGCCGCAGACGTCCCCGTTCGCCCCGGTCGGAGACGACGACAACGACGAGAACATCACCACCATTGGCAACCGGATCTTCGGTCGCCGCTGATAGGAAGGAAGCCCCATGGCTAACTTTGCAACCCCGGCGATGAAGGTCACCAAGAGCTCCGTCGCTGCTCTCCGCTACCTGTCCGCCCTGCCGCGCACCATCAACCGTGACGCCGAGTCCGGCTACGAGGCCGGCTACGGCAGCACCGTCAACGTGCCCATGCCCGTCAAGGCCTCCGCCGCGACCCGCACCAAGGCTCAGCGCGCGGCCCGCACCGCCATCAACTACACGGACCTGACCCGCCAGTACGTGCCTGTCGAGCTCGCCGACCAGATCTACTCCGCGGTCCGCCTGCCCTCCGACTGGTACACGTGGACCCTCCAGTCCTTCGAGGACGAGGTTGCCAAGCCCACCGCCGAGGCTGTCGTTGACGAGCTCCCCAAGAAGCTCGCCGCGATCATGACCACGATCAAGGCTTCGCAGGCCGCTGACGCTTCCGCTGCTGCTGTTGACTACACTGACGCGAAGGCCCTGAAGCTGAAGTCCGACTCCTCGAACGTCCTCGAGGTCGTCGCCCGTCTCGCCCGCGTCCTCAACAGCCGTGAGGTCCCCACCGCCGACCGTACGATCGCCGTCGGCCCCGGTGTCGCCGAGGTCATCCAGAAGAACCGCGACCTGGCGTCCGCCGCCTACCAGGCCGACGACGGTGACAGCCTCCACGAGGCCATCATCAGCCGCCTGAAGGGCTTCACCATCATCGAGGACCCGCGCCTCCCGGAGAAGTTCGGCATCGCCTACCAGCGCGACGCGTTCACGATGGCCCTGCGCGCCGCTACCGTGCCGCTTGGCGCCTCCTACGGTGCGAACCACGCCGAGGACGGCTTCGCCCTGCGTCTGATCTGCGACTACGACCCCGACCAGGCCGAGGACCGCGCTGTTGTTGACGCCTTCTTCGGTGCGAGCGTCATGGACGCCCAGCGGGCCACCGCTTTCGGACTCGCCTGATCGCAATGCCCACCACAGCGCTGGCGGACGTCACTGACCTCGGAGACTGGCTCGGAGAGAGCATCACCGAGGACGGTGACGTCCGCCGCGCTAAGTGGCTTCTGCGACGTGCCACGTCCCTCGTCCTGGAGACCTGCGGGCGTGTCGCACGCCCATGGACGCCGGCTGACGTGCCTGGCGGCGTGCAGGAAATCATCCTGTCCTGCGCGGCGCGAGCCTACGTCAACCCCGAATCCTGGAACTACGAACGCCTCGACGACTGGATGGGCGGCGGGAAGCCCGTCCCCGAGGACGGCCTGTACCTGACGCCCACCGAGAAGAAGTCACTGCTCCTGTACATCGAGGACGCACCCGCCCGCGGCATGGGCGTCATGGGCACGTACCGCGAGGTATGGCCGCCCGCCACGAACCGGTACGGCGACTCCGGGTGGATCAACGCGATCAGGAACAAGCCATGAGCCACCCGCACGCCCGCCGCCGACGCGCCGAATGGCTGATGGTCGACTCGTGCGTGATCGACCGGCCCGAAAGATCCATGAACTGGAACCCGCAGGCCGGCCACGACGAGCCGGCCACTACCCGCGTGTACGAAGGCAAGTGCCGGCTCAGGCAGCAGACCTCGTACGGCACGGCCCCGACTACCGGGGGGCACACGTACGAACTGCAGCAGACCGAACTGCACATTCCCCGCGGCGCCAACTACCAGCCCGCTATCGGGGACGTCGCAACCGTGACCGGGTACGCGTACCCGTTCCGCGTTCGCGGCCTCATCAACCAAACACACCGCACCGCCACGCGGATGCTCGTTGACGCGGAGACGGACTGATGCCTGCCGACGTGACGCAGCTGCGCGCTCTCGCCGCCGACTTCGCTTCCGCCCAGGAGGCGGGTTCCGCAGTGCAGGTCGGCGTCCGCAACGCCCTCGACGCCGCAAAAGAGCGAGCAAGGCAGGACTATCGGGCGTTCCCGAACAAAGGTATCGCGAAGGTGGGGGACACGTTCTCCTACGACACGAAGCCGTCCGGCGCGGTCGTGCAGGCAGAGTTCGGCCCGTCCAAGCCGCGCGGAGCGCTCGCCAACATCGCGATCTGGGGCACGCCGAAAGGTGGCGGCGGCCTGCCACACCCGGCCGACTACATGGACGACAAGGTGGCCGACGAGATCGCCTCCACCCTCGACGAGATACTGGACAAGCTGTCATGATCAAGATCGGCCCGTTCGTGAAGGCCGTGGAGAAAGCCTGCCGCGACCGCTGCAAGTATGACGTGTACCTCGGCGAGGTTACGAAGGCTAGGCCGAACGTCCCGTACGTGCTCGTGAAGCTGCCAGCCGCCGGCGGGGGCAAGGCCGGCACGCTCGGCAACGCCGCAGACGAGATCAGCTTCCTGCAGCCGCTCACCGTGGTCGCCTCCACCGCCGACAGGCTCCTGACCGTGACAGACGACGTCCGCGGCGCCCTCGACGGCTACGAACTGAAAGTCGGCGGCTGCCATGTGGAGCCCCTACGTCTTTCCTACTCGTCCGGGCTGCTCCGCGACGACCAAGTAGACATCCCCACCTACGGGCACCTGTTCTACTCGGTAGACATGTGGCAGGTTACGGCGTTCAAAAGATTCGCCTGAGTTAAACTGACCTAGAAACGTACGTTGTCCGGCGCTGACGCGGCGTCGGAGAGAGGAGAAAGCCGATATGGCTTCGTCAATCCGGACGCTCGGCGACGGCCGCATCACGCTCGTCGCCCTGGGCACCGACTCCGCCCCGGTCGCGAACAGGAAGGCGCCGACTGCGGACGAGCTGAACAAGGGCATCCACTTCGAGATGTCCGTCATGAAGTCCGACTACAAGCTCGGTTCGAAGGGCAGCACCAGCGTCGAGGAGCCTGTCCTCGGCGCCGCTGGCAAGGGCACCGTCCCCGGCCCCGCCGAGTATGAGGGCCAGGTCAGCGTGTACTGGTTCTTCGACGATGACGGCCAGAAGGTGCAGGGCGGCGACAACGCCGTCTGGGAGCTGCTGAAGCAGACCGGCCGCGAGTTCGAGCTGTACGAGCGCGAGGGTAAGAAGCCGGAGGAGCCGTTCACGAACGGTGACGACGTCGACTGGTACCACGTCGCCCCCGGCCAGCCGCAGAAACCCGACGACAGGACCACGTACACGAAGCGCACCGTGTCCCTGTTCATCTCGGACGCCCTGGAGAACGAGATCACTGTCGGCGGCGGCAAGGTTCAGGCCGCCCCCACGATCACGTCGATCGACCCGTCCGGGAAGAAGGCCGGCGACACCGTCCTGATCTCCGGCACTAACTTCATCGGCGTCACCTCCGTCACCTGCACCGCGGGCGGGAAGACGACCCCGGTCGCCTCCTACCGCGTGCTGTCCCCGACCGCTATCGGCGCGGTCCTCCCTGCCGGCGTTCAGAGCGGCAACTTCATTGTCACGAACGCGAAGGGCGCGTCCGCCGGCAAGCCCTACACGGTCGGCGCCTGACAGTAGCGCCGCCCTGTACACTGGGCCTGTTGCCCCCGCTGCCATGTGCGGTCTCTGGCGGCGGGGGCAACACTGCACATAGACCGCTTGGGACCGCAGACAGGGGACGCCGATGAGCGACCGTGTTGATGTCAACGCCGACAACTTCGAGGACCGCACCGCCGGCGCGGACACGCCAGAGAAGTTTGATTTCGCGGCCTGGATGGCGGGGTTCCAGCCAACCAGGAAGTCATGCATGCTGTACGGGCGCACTGACCTGCTCGCCGTGATCGACCGGCTGGACGAGGAGGCCCGCCTGCCTGGCCTGTCCGACGGCCAGAAGAAGGAGCTTCTTGACAAGGCCAACGCGACGCTCGCTGAACTGAAGGGGTCGGCCGTGGAGTTCGTTGTGCAGACAATGTCTGTGTATGCGCAGAAGGAACTCATGGAGTCGCTCGGCCATCACACGAAGGATGACCCTGTCACCCACGAGATGGAGTGCGCATTCATCGCCGCGCACATCGTGGAGCCGACCGGCGTGACCGGCGAGGACATTGCCGGCCTGTACCAGGCGTCACCGCAGCAGGTCGAGAAGCTGTCCCGTTGCATCCGCGCCGTCGACACGGAAAGCCCGACCATTACCGCCCCTTTCTCGTCCAGGTCCTGACCGCCCCGACCGGGGCCTGGCTGCGGTCCATGGTGAAGGCCGCCATGGGGTGGGGGCGCCCGCCGACGGGGATCCTGCGCCGGTCCGGGGAGTGGGTGGCCCAGGACTACGACCTGGCGAACGCTTACTCCTTGTATGAGTCGTCCCTGTGCCCGTGCGGGTGCGGCTACCCGCGCGACGTCGCCTGGGATGAGTTCATGGACGGGTGGTTCGAAGCGCGCGAGGTGGTCTGCTATGCGAAGGCCGCTCGAGAACGGTGGGAGAAGGACCACTCGGAGCGGAACAAGCACGGCGACTTGATCTCCCCGCCGAAGGAAGGGTCGCTGCTGTACGTTGCGGACGCCAAGGTAGAATCCGAACAGGAGTGAGGAGGGTCTTGTGGCCGATAGGACCGTAGTCGTCAAGCTGACCGCCGACGCATCCGGGGTAAAAGCCGGGATGCAGGAGGCGTCGTCTGCGACGAAGGGCGCCGCGGACGCGATGTCGCAGGCGGGGCAGGCCGCGCAGGGCGCCGGCGATCAGATGGGCAACGCCGGCGAGCGCGGCAAAACCGGGCTCGCCGGCCTCGCCGATTCCGCACGTCAGAACGGCGCAGCTTGGACCACGGTCGGCACGGCCGTTGCCGGCGTCGGCGCGGGACTGCTCGGTTTCGCTGGCATGGCGGGGAAGATGTCCGCCGATTTTGATGCGTCTATGTCGTCGGTGCAGGCGGCCACGCACTCGTCCGCGGACGAGATGTCGCAGCTGCGCGAGGCGGCGATCCAGGCTGGCGCAGACACTGCGTTCTCCGCCACAGAGGCAGCGTCCGGCATCGAGGAGCTCGCCAAAGCGGGCGTCTCCACGAAGGACATCCTTGCCGGCGGCTTGAGCGGCGCCCTCGACCTTGCCGCTGCGGGCGAGATCAGCGTCTCCGAGGCGGCAGAGACCGCAGCCACGGCGATGGTTCAGTTCAACCTCAGTGGCGACAAGGTGACGCACGTCGCCGACTTGCTCGCGGCTGGCGCCGGCAAGGCGCAGGGCGGCGTGCACGACATGGCGTACGCCTTGAAGCAATCCGGCTTGGTCGCCTCCCAGGCGGGCTTGAGCATTGAGGAAACGACCGGTTCGATTGCCGCGTTCGCGTCGGCCGGCCTGATCGGCCAGGACGCCGGTACGAGCTTCAAGACGATGCTTCAGCGTTTGGAGAACCCATCCAAGGGTGCGAAAAACGCGATGGACGACCTCGGCATCCACATTTACGACGCGCAGGGGCATTTCATCGGCATCACCGCCGTCGCCGAGCAGCTGCGCAACGGCATGAAGGACCTCGGCGAAGAGGAACGCAACACGGCGATGAGTACGATCTTCGGGTCGGACGCTATCCGCGCCGCGAACGTGCTCTACAACGAAGGCGGCGAGGGCATTCAAGGGTGGATCGATAAGGTCAACGACGCCGGGTATGCCGCCGAGACTGCCCGCCTGAAGCAAGACAACCTGAAAGGTGACATCGAAAAGCTCGGCGGTTCCTGGGAGACCGCCATGATCAAGATCGGCTCTTCCTCGCAGGCGCCGGTCCGGTCCGTCGTCCAGCACATCACGTCCCTGGTGGATAAGCTGGGGGAGCTCGGCAGCGGAACCCAGTCCATGATCATGAACTTCGCCGCATTCGGAGGCGCCGCCCTGACGGCGGTCGGCGGGCTGATGGTGATGGCTCCGAAGATCGTTGAGATCAAGGACGCTATGAACACATTGAACTGGACGGCGGCCGGCCTGAAGGGGAAATTGGGTGAGGTAGCTACCGGAATGACCGGGTTCGGTCGGGCTGGCCGAATGATGATTACCGCCGCTCTGATCGAAGGAGTGAAGCACTACGGCGACGAAGTCAGGCGCACGGGCGTGTCCGTAGATGAGATGTCCGCGGCGCTCGCCCATGGCGGGTCCGTGATGAACAACCTAGATTTCGATAAGGGCAAGTACTCTTTGCAGGAGTACTCGCAGGCCCTGGCGGACATCTCCCGTCCGTCCGTGTGGTCATCAGTGCAGCAGCACCTGGCGTCCTTCGCCGACGGCATTTCCGGTGCTTTCGGTGCGGACACTCGCTCCGACCTGCAGCGCACGAAGGATGCTCTGGAAACGACCGGCAAGGCCCTGTCCGGCATGTCCACAGATGATGCGGTGGCCCAGTTCAAGAAACTGTCGTCGGAGATGACGAACGGCACGAACAAGTCGATGATCGACCTGATCAACTCCATGCCCGACTTCAAATCTCACCTGAACGAGGTCGCGAAGCAAATGGGGTTGACCGCTGACGACAATACGCGGCTTGCGATTGCGCTCGGTCAGATCGACCCGAACGCCCAAGCCGCCGCCGGCGGCACGTCCCAGCTGGATGCCGCGATCCGCAAAGCGAAGGAAGGCACTGACCAGATCGTGCCGTCCATCGAAGAGGTCATCAAGGGCATCAAGACTTACGGTGACACGGTGATCGCCAACAGCAACGCGGACATTAAGTTCCAGGAGGCGTTGAAGAACGTCAACGACGCCGTCAAGGAGAACGGCGCCACCCTGGACATCACCACCGAAAAGGGTCGGAAGAACCAGTCCGCTCTGAACGATCTGGCAAGCGCGACGTTCGCGCAGGTCCAGGCCGCGCAGGCCGCTGGCGCCGGACAGGACGAGCTGCAATCCAAGATGCAAACCGGTAGGGACGCGTTCATTGAAGCCGCAGAGTCTATGGGGCTGACCGAGGACGAGGCTGTCGAGCTGGCTGACAAGTACGGGCTCATCCCTGACAAGATCAACACTGAGGTCACTGCCGACACGACGCAGGCGACCGAAGCCGCCGACGGCGCGACTGCTGAGATCAACGGCATGACGGGCACGATCAGCATTTCTGGTGACGCAGCAAACGCGGACTACACGCTGACCGTGACCGCCGACTCGATCAATGGCACGACCGGCGTGGTCGAAATCGACGCAGACAACGACCAGGGGCTGGCCGGCCTACAGGAGACCGTGCAGACGATCGACAACTCAGACGGCACCGTGTCTATCCTCGGTGACGCCACCGGCGCCCGCTGGGAGAAAGACTCAGTCCACACCGAGATAGACAACACCACCGGCACGGTCACCATTAGCGGCAACGACCAGGCGTCCGGGAAAGTACGCACGGTCAAGTACAACATTGACCAGCTCCACGACAAGGAGATCAGCATCACCACGCGGATTAAGCAAATCTTCACGTCGGTCGGCCACTGGATCGGCGATCACGTGCCGAAGGGCTCCTGGCTGCGCGCGGATGGTGGTCCGATCACCCCGATCAAGGGGTACGCGAACGCTGGTGCCGTGTATGGCCCTGGCGGCGGCCGGGACGACTGGATCCCCGCCTGGCTGTCGAACGGCGAGCACGTCCTCACTGCCGCCGAGGTTGCCGCCGCCGGAGGTCAGGACGCCGTGTACCGGCTGCGGAAACTGATCCGCGACGGCGACATCCGCAACTACATGGAAGCCCGGCGCTTCGCTGACGGCGGCGCCCTGTCCGCTTCGTCCCCGTCCATCGCCGGGTCGGGCGGCGTGTCTGTGAAGCAACTCCGCAAAGCCATGGACGGAATGAACCTGGAGCTCACCGTGGACGGGCAGACTACCCTGACTACCAGGATGAAGTCCGTCGCTGACGGGCGCATCGTCACCGCGAACCGGATGATGGGAAGATGACCGTATGGCAATAATGAAAGCTTTCACGGCGCAGCACACAGGGATGCTGTCGCTGCAGCCGAACCCTTCACCTGAGGGCGCTGCGGCGATCCCCGTGTACGTGAAGTCCGACGACAACCGGGTGCTGATCTGGCATCCGACCGACTCGGAGTGCGTCAGTGACCCGCTGGCCCCGATCGGTGAGGAGACCACGTACGCGCAGGTCGGAGCCGCAGACACGACGGCGGTGCGCACGTCCATCGGGGCGGACGTCATCTCCGACGAGACCGGCCATATCGCCGTCAAGGGCCACATTGTCGAGGCGAACGAGGAGTCATTCTCCGCGGGCCTGACGACCTTGTCCACGGCGACGGGCACACTCGACCGGTGGGGTCAGTCCGCAGAGCCTCTGTCGTACACAATCACGTACAGGACGAAAGGCAGGGCCGACTACGAGACGCTCCGCGCGCTCACGCAGCGGCCCGGCTACCTGATTGTCGCCCACGACGGTGACGCCTGCCGAATCCCGTCGTGCACGATCCGTCCGATCCGAGTGGTGGCCGTGCAGAAAGCTACCGCGCAGCAGACCGAATCGCGCCTGGCTGGCACCGTCCAGTGGGAGCTGTCCGTGACGGAGAGGCCGGCGGAGATGGTCCGCCACACCGAACAATGGCTTGGCATGTACGGCACCCGTATGGGGTCCTGGGCGCCGTGCGTCACCTGGGGTGAGTGGCTTGACTGGGAGGCGAAGCTCGCGGCCGGTGACATTAAGCGGGACGTCACTTACCTGTGGGGTGGGACCACCCATCCGGAGGACGACAAGCTGCTCGGCGGCGACATCTCGGAGAACTGGTCGCCGCACGGGCGGCCGACTCGTGGCGGTGGTGTCCGCACTGTCACTCCGACGGCGGGCACGTCCAGTTTCCGGCAGGTGCCGGTCGGCCACACGGTGGAGGTGTCCGCTTACGTGCGACGCATCGGCAACGACCCGGACCTGTCAAACGTGCATGTCGGCTTGTGGCTGTCGAACGGGAAAGGCTCCGAGTCTACGAAGCGTTCCTTCGATCACCCCGACCGACAGGGCCGCAGCAAACCGGACGCCAACAGGTGGGTGTTCATGAAGTCTACGACCACGATCCAGGCTGGCGCGGACTGGATCGCCCCGTGCCTGCTGCTCGACGGGGACCCATTGCCGACGGTTGAGTTCGCCGAGGTTGGCATCGCAGACCTGTCCGTGTCGGACATTCCAGACATCACTGCGCGCACGTACGATGACGTGTGCCGCTATGTGGCAGGGATGCCGTCATGAGGCCCGGCCCCAGCCTGTTCGACATGGCGCGGCCGGCCCGGTGGCGTGTCCGCGTGGACGTCCGCTACGGCGGGAAGATCGAGTGGCGGGACCTGCCCGTCTACAACGTGCAGCTGGACTGGGGGAAGCTCGGCACGAAAACCGACTCGAACCCGTCTGCGCCGGCCAGGCTCACGCTGAACGCTCCCCGCCAGCTGGCGGGGAAAGGCCCGACTGGCCCGTTGGCGAACTACGGGCAGGAGCTGTGCCCCGTCCTGGAGATCCGCCCCCGCGAAGGTGAAGGGTGGGACGTCCCGTTCGGGCACTTCCGGATCGTGGAGTCGCCGGCAAACCCGGAGGAGGGGGTCGTGTCCGCGAAGGACATGCTCCTCGACCTGGAGGAGAATCCGCTGCCTTTCCCGCACTCGCCGTGGCTGGGTGGCACGCTGCTGTCGGAGATGCGCCGCTTGAACCCGGTCCCGGAGCACACGTATATCTGGGTGGACCCGAAGGTGCGCGACGCCGCCCCGATGGCGTCACTTCAGATGCCGCCGAACCGGCTGGCGTCGGTGATCATGCTGGCGGACTCGTGTGGCGCGGACGTGCGCATGGGGTACGGCGGGAAGATCGAGGCGTACGCGCGCAGAGCTGACTGGGCTACTCCGGACGAGACCTACCCGCTGTCGTCCGGCCTGCTCGTTGACGCCCAGCGGGCAGAGGACCCGGCCGGCCGGCTGCCGAACATGATTGAGATCAATGCAAAGGGTAACGGCACGAAGTCGTACTCGCTGTCCGGCAACAAGTCGTGGGCCGACGCGATCAAACGGTCCGACCATGACACGGAGGTGGACGAGGCGCTGAACCTGCTGTGGGAGAGTAAGCCCACAACGTCGGCGTGGGGGCAGAAGGACGAGCTGTATCAAAACGCGAAGGACACGGCCTGGCAGTGGAGGCATAACCTGTGGCCCGGCTGGGAGCGTGAGGTTGATGACAAGGGGAAGACGACCGGCTGGAAGTCGGAATATGTGTACGACTTCCATATCGGAATGCAGTACTATGGCGCCCCGTATGACCCGAAGCACTACGGTCGGGTGACGAAGGTCACGGACTTGTCGTCTGACAAGTCTTGGTCGAAGATGGTGGAGCAGGCGAACGCGGACGCGTTCCACGCTCGCGACCGGCTGCCTTCGTGGAAAGTGGAGATGGCGTTCGATCCCCGCATCGAGATCGGCGACCTCCTCGCCTTCGAGATCAAGGAGGGCGAGTGGATTGCTATCATTGTCACGAGCTACTCGTGCTCGCTGTCTGACGTGTCTCGCACGATGACGGTAATCGGACGGGAGGCTCGCCGCCACCTGTAGGGGAGGAGACCGCATGAGTGATAGCAGCCTGTACCTGGCGCTCCGTGAGGGCAGCCAGGCGTCTCAGCGTCGTGACACGACGATCCGCTGGGTGAAAGGCAGGGTTGTCGACACGGCAAAGACCGACCCGACCCTGCCAGCCGGGTGGGTACGTGTCGGCATGCCGTACGACAAGCCTGAAACGTACGTGGCTGGGGAGACGCCCGGCCTGTACACGTGGCAGGGTGCGATGGTGACTGTCCGCCTGCACCCAGACGGGACGCTCCTGTCGATCACGGACGGGCAGGATGAGCCCGGGGATGAGCGCACACAGATTGAGCGTCTCGGCCCGGCCGGCAAGGAAATCGCCGACGCGATGAACGATGCGGTTGACGCGAAGAAAGCTGCCGCCGAGGTGAAGACCCGGGCGGACAACGCAGCGAAGGACGCCGCCGCCGCCGCACGTGACGCGCAGACTGCCCGGGCTAAGGCCGAGGCTGCCGCCGCATCGGTCGGCACCGTGCAGGACAGCGTGAAGGGCCTGGACGGGCGCATCACCGCCGCCGACAAGGCCGCGAAGGATGCTGCGAGTGTCGCGGATGCTGCGAAGACCACCGCGCAGCAGGCCGCGGAGACAGCGAAGCGCGCTGAAGACGCCATCAAGAACTCCGGTGACAACGCGAAAGCTGTGGCTCTCGCCGAGGAGGCGAAGTCTCTAGCGCAGGCCGCGCAGACGCTCGCCGGGCAGGCGAACACGAAAGCGCAGGACGCTGCGAACGCCGCCGGCGCAGCCGCGCAGAAGGCCGCCGACGCTGACACTGCTGCGAAGAAAGCTGACGCGAACGCTTCGGCGGTGAAGGCTACCGCGGATGGTGCCTCTGCCGCCGCGAAGGCCGCGCAGGCTGACGCGCAGAAAGCACAGGCGGACTACTCGGCGTTGAAAGCGAGGCAGGATGCGTCTGCCGCCGACATTCTTGCCGCGAAGCAGAAGGCTGACGGCGCTACCGCTGCCGCCCAGGGTGCCGCAGAGAAGGCCGACAAGGCCGCCGCCGATGCGCTCGGCGCTCGCAACGCCGCCGACCAGGCTTCCGCGAAGATGTCGTCCCTGGATGGGAAGGTCACGATTGCTGCTCGCACGCCGCTGCCGGCTGACGGGCAGGGCAAGTCCACGGGCTCGCTGTGGTGGGTGCAGGGCGCCGGCGGGGAGCTCGGGCAGGCGTTCGTGTGGAACGGAACCGTGTGGAGGCTGTCGCAAGCGGGGACGAATTTCATCGGCGACAAGGCGATAGGCTCCGCGCAGATCGGCGACGCTGCGATCGGCTCCGCGCAGATCGCTGACGCGTCCATCACTGACGCGAAGATCGGCGGGCTGTCCGTCAGCAAGCTGATGGTGACGGGCGGCGCGAAGATGCCGCAGGCCGTGATCGACGTGATCACGTCTGACAGCGCGTTCCTTGGCGCCGTGGCCGCGCATTCTGTGTCGGTGGACCCGGAGAACATGCTGCGAGAGCCTCTGTTCGCGTCTTCGCCGTCGTCTGCGTGGACGGTGTCAGACACGAAAGCGGTCACGTTGGCGGCTACTGTGTCTGGCGCGCCGGGCGCGCTGGTGGCGGGCGTGCGTTTCGTGAACGCTGTTGGCGCGCAGACGTGGGCGCAGGCGACGCAGAAGGTCACGTTCCCTGCGGGGAAGCGTTGGGTGCTGCGGATGACGTACCGGTACAACTCCGGCAACGCGGGCACACTGGTCGCGACTGCGGCAGCGAAGGAGATCTGCCGCCCTGTGTACAAGGCGAATGACTTCGGCTGGCGGACGGAGGAGTGGTCCTGGTCCCCGGGCGTTGGCACCACGTCCACCATGTTCCAGCTGTCCGCAACGGCGGGCTGCCGCGCGGAGGTGGCGTTCGTGTCGTTGACGGAGGCCGTGGGTGCCACGAAGCTTGCGCCGGGCAGTGTGACGTCGGACGCGATCTACGCTTCCAAGGAGCTGTGGGCGAAGCTGGCCGCTTTCGCGTCCGTGACTACGGACATGCTGACCGCCGGGAAAGCGACCATTACGGGTGACGCGGTGGTCGGCAACCTGAAGGGCAACAATATTTTCGGGTCCAAGATTGTCGGGTCATCTATTTACGCGTACTCCCAGTCGGCCGAGGCATTGAACAAGCGGGGCTTACCCTTTGAGTCGGTTGACGCGGATACGGGGACTTGGATAGAACAGAAGATCCCGATGACTCGCGCATGGGTGAACCGGTACGGCGCCTCGGACGCCGACGGCGTCTGCACTATCACGAGTGCAACAGAGTCGGAGTTGAAGGGCACGTACACGTCGCGCCTTGACTTCTCGTACAACGCCTGCTGGGAGACGTACTTTGATCTGCCTGAGGGGGACGTGTTCGACCCGACGGTTGATTTCTGGGCGGGCGATACCAACGCCACTACGGAGTGCGAGATCGTGATGATCCGCGACGGCATAGAGCTGTCACGAAACCGGTCCCTAGACGGCTGGGAGACGCTCAGTGTCGCAAACTGGAAGAAAGGCGACGCCGGGTCGCGTCGCTACTACGTGCGCGTCTTCCCCCTCTACACGCCGACGAACTTCACGTGGAAGAGCATGGCCCTGCACTACCGGACACAGTACGACAGTACGGCGATCCGATTGAAGGGCAACTCGCTGTTCTTCAGGAATTCGTACCCCAACGACAAGGGGACGAACGAATGGTTCCGTTTCACCGGTGGACAGATATACTCGGGCGCCACGAACGAGCTCGAGTACCAGCGCCCGTTGAAGTCACTGGTCATGCCACCGCATTTCATTGGGACAACGAACCAGCAGCGGATCTTGCAGCGAAGGTACCCTGAGTGGGAGCCGTACATGCATAACAACCCGACCGACTGGTTCGAGTATGACATGCAGGACTTCAGCCTCATTAAGAATAATGTGCCGAAGGCGCGGTACAGCGGCCTGTACTGGGTCGCTGTCCAGGTGACAGCGCGGAACAAGTACCCGTCACTATGGGCGACGCTGAAGGTGGAGCTGAATCCCGCGGGCAACTGGGACCTGGGGGTTGGAAGCACCGCCACCCTGGCGCCAGGCATAAACGGAGTGAAGATCTGCGCCTCGGGGCTCATGCAGCTGCGCACCAACGTGCGCCTGTACTGGCACTTTAATTTCCTGAATCACGACGAGGCCGGTGACGACGGGTGGCTTGAGATCAACAATCTGCGCTTGTCGGCCATGTACGTCGCGAACTGAGTAGGATGAGGCTATGAGTACTACCCGTTGGGATGGGGCGAAGGTCCCCACCGCGTCCGATCCGATCTTGTCCGCGTGGGGCGACTACGCGGACTCGGTGGGCACGTTCATCCGGTGTGCGTCGCAGGCTGAGGCGCAGGCCCGCCTGTCGCAGGCGCCGGCCGGTGTCGTGTCGACCGCGAGTCCGGCCATGTTCTTGATCGCCGGCGTGTTGTACTCCGCGGACGGGACCCGGTCCGGGAACCAGTTCGTGTTGCAGCCAGTGGCCGGCTTCTGCGACGTGCTGGTCGACAAGACTGACGCCAGCAACGGCCGCGGAAGGCCGACGTCGGACCACACGACACGCCGGTGGGCGGAGACCGGCTTTAACCTGCCGATCCGCTCGCTCTTGGAGTTCAGTCTGGACGTGTGCGTCAGCATCGTTCACAGTGACTTCGCTTCAGAGGCCGACAAGGACAAGGCGAACGGCTCCTACTACTTCGGGTTCATCCTGGACAACGCCGGTCTGTGGCAGACGGAGATCCAGTACAACCGGACGTTCATGACCCACCACCTGTCGTGGAAACAAGAGGTGCCGGCGGGCACGCACACTGCCGCGTACAGCACGTGCGGGTCGTATGGCACGGACCCGTTCTGGCATTACGACGGCGGCGTGTACCCGGGTACTCGGTTCCGGGTGATCAGCCTCGGCGCCGCCCGCTGACACTGTCTGTTACCTGCCGTGTCCGTGAGATCATGGGTGTGGCAGGTAACCACGACCCGACAAAGGGGTGTTTTGTATGGCCACTATGGGGCCTACGGAGGAGAGGAAGCGGCGCGCCGAGGCGCTTCGCGGCTGTGTGATTGCGTCTGCGAACGGCGCCCCGGACGGGAAGCTGTGGGCCCAGCGGGCCCGGCAGCTCGGCGTGACTCACATGCGGATCACGGACCTGTTCGGTGACTCCACGTCGCAGGCGCTGCACAACGGTGGCGACAAGCTCGGCGAGCTGGACGCGAAGGTGCGGTGGGCTCGGGACGCGAACGTCCGCCTGTGGGTTGACCTGTCGTACGTGCGGAACCTGTTCGTGAAAGAGAAAGTGAACCCGTACTTCCTTGGCTGGCAGGATTGGCTGCCTTACTTCCGTGAGGTCTTGTGGCGGAGCTTCCCTGACGCGGACATCCGCTACCAGGACTACCCGACGGTGGACTGTGTCGCTCTGGCCGGAGAGCCGATGGTGCTGTGGGGGGGCGACAACCCGCCACAGCAGGCCGGGGCTGCCGGCCCGCCAGACT